GTTGTTTGTCATATATACATCCATGTTCATGATTTTACCGCTAAGTACTTTACCATTTCTTAATGGTGCTGCATTACCAGTTGTATCACTCATTAGCTTACTATTAGCTTGACCTAACTGTTCTACAAATTCAGGACCTGCTAAGAACCATCTGTTCTCTTCAGGCACATCGGCTGCATTAAGCAGTCTGTTGTGTTTTGAAATTGTATCAACTGGGTCTACTTCACTAGAGCCAAAACCTACATCTTGGTCTTGACCAGAGCCTGAATCAGCTCCTAGTAAGTGGTCAGGGCTAGATGAACTAACACCTGCTACCATCGCTGCGATTACGTTTTTGTCGTATTCGTTCTTAAGTGCATAAGCACCAGAAGAAGTTGCAATTGATTCAAAGTTAACATGAGAATGTCTTTCCTCAATGTCATCAACTTTAAATGAAAATGCGTTTGCTTGGTCTACGACAAGTTGGATTTGGTCATCGACAATATCTTGTGTGTCAACAACTGCTCCTCTTGAGTACGCACTCACAGTAATAGTAGGTTCTTTGATGATGTTCACTGTGTCACCGAAGTTCTCGATTTCACCTGCGTAGTCTGTATTTGTAATAGCTTCTACGACAGATGCTGTACGGAAGAACTTCTGGACTTTTTGGGAATAGATAATTGGACTAAAATTCCCGTTAGGTAAATTATTATTACCTGATACGCTTTGAAAAGCCATCGTTTTTCTCCTCTATTATTGTTATTAAAATTGATATGAGTTAACTATTTATACGATTCTACCTTCTCTATTAGCCTTATCGATTTCACTTTCATGCTTTGCAAATTCGTGAGGTTTCATCTTTTGTATCTCAGTCCATGTCCATTTCTTTTTGTCGGTAGGTGTTTCAGATACTTTAGTTTTAGAAACTGCTTTTGCTGCTTCTTTCTTTACATCTGCGTTAGTTACCTTCTTACTTGAAATACCTCTATCATATTTATACAAATCAATTACTCTTGATATTTCTTTTGCGTCATAAGATTTATCAATTATATTTTGTATGTATTTAGGTTGACCCATAGTCCATGATTGAAAATCATCGTCATCAGCAAGGTCTCTATAGTCAGGATGTTTCTTAGAGAGTTCAACTTCCGCTTTGTCTTTTGCAATCTGGGCTTGTTGTTTTTTAACCTCTAATAATTGTTCCTCCATTTCTTGCTTTGATTTCATGGTGGCTTCTGTAGTCAACTGCATGACAGATTCATACATTTCAGGATACTCTCTTCTCCATTCTTCAATCTCTTCTTGAGATTTAAAAACAGGTCTTTTAGATATAGCCTCAATCTCTTTTTTAAGCTTGAGTATTTCATCTTTATGCTTTGAGTTAGTATCATCGTAATGCCTTTTTAAGTCGTCATATCGCTTCTTATAAACGGCATTTTGTTCTACTTTTTCAGGGTGTTCGTCTTTTGATTTTTCCTCGTCAGGTTTTTCATCAGACTCTTCAGTAGCTGAAGTTTCGATTTCCTTCTCCATTAATCCTCTATTAGGATTTTTATATGGAGTTGGTTTTGCGATTTCTTCTGTTGCTTCGGAAACTTTTTCTTCAACAACTTCAGATTTGTTTTCGTCTTTTTCCATTTGTTCTCCTTCGGGGTGCTGTTGGATTCAGGTCGCCCCCATATGCAGTGCCTCTATGCAGAGGGTGGCTGCGTCATCATCCCCTGTCCTTGCGTAGGTGCAGGGGTTTCACTGGGTTGTGAAACTTGTTGTGGTGCAGGTATGGCTTGTTCCATAATCATGCCGAACTCTGGACCAAAAACTTTTGACATAAAATTTCTAAACTGAGGTATATTTAATTGTGTGATTAATTGTTTTTCTTCATTGCTCAGTGCTTCTAAATTACTTGAAACTTTTTGTGGTGTTATATTTAATTCCATGGGTTGTCTATCTTGATTTGGAGATTGTTGATTTGTTCTCATCATTCCCTCTTGCTGTGGTGTCATTGTTTCTTCTTCCATTTATCCTCCTTAAAATCCTCTTTTACTTAAAGCTGTTGAACTACCAGTTCCAGTTTTTGTTGTTTTTGTTCTTGATAGATTAGAAAATCTAGTTCCTTCTGGTGGTCCAGATTTTCCTGAACTGCCTGTCTTTTTAGGTGCTGATTTAGTTCCAGGTTTTGTTGTTCCTGTTGTTGGTTTCTTAGTTCTATCTCTCATCAATAACGCTCTTCTTTCTGCAAAATTTCTAGTATCCATTTTTTTCTTAGGTGCTGCAGTTCCGCCTGTTGTTCCAAAAGGAGTTACTCTAATAGGACCAACTATTTCAGGCTGACCATTAGGTGCAATAATTATATTACCTTTATCATCTTTCTTTTGTGTACTTGCTAGATTACCTTTTAAAGATTCACCAGTTGCTATGTTATCAAAGTTCTGTCTACCTTTTTGATTGAATGTGGCTTTTAATTTTCCATCTTTCCCTTTTACTACAGCTATACCTTCTAATTCTTTTGGACTAAATGGTGAGTTTTTTCCACCACCAAATGTATCTATAAATTTTTTATCTGCAGGTCCTTTTATAAATGCATCATCAATAAACTTACCTAAAAATCCAAAGTTAGATAATATGCTTGAGTTATCTATCTCTAAAGTTATATTGCCATCAACTAAATTACCAAACACTCCACCTTCATCTCTTAGTTTAAATATTGAATCAGCAACTGATGAAACACCATTTGCAGCAGGTCCTATATTTCTTGGTGGATTTGTAGGTCCTATTTTTCTTGTATCACTCTTAGGTTGTTGTATTGGAACACATATCTTTTT